ACTGGAGTTCAGACGTGTGCTCTTCCGATCTCAGATTACATTCTGTGAGAAACTCGCCAAGGAGGGAACGTACATCAGCGATGAGAGTGTGGAATATGTCGAGGACGTAAAAGCAAAGTAACTATGAATTGCTGTGATGAAATTTGGAAACCTGTTGTTGGTTTTGAAAGCAAATATCTTGTAAGTAACCTCGGCAGAGTTAAGAGTATCGGAACTTACAATACCTGTAAGAAAGGGATTATGAAACCTATGGTCAATAGAGAGGGATATTTACATATCAATTTCTTTGACAATGGTAGGAAAAAGGATATTGGGATACACCGTGTTGTAGCACAAGCATTCATTCCTAACCCTAACGGTTATAAGTATGTTCATCATAAAGACGAAAATCCATCTAACAACTGCGTGGATAATCTTGAATGGTGTACCAATTCTGCGAATATACGATATTCTTGTGGTAGGCAGGTTGCCCAAATGGATAGCAACGGCAATGTTATTAGAGTGTTCAACTGTATTTCTGACGCTTCCAAAGAACTAAACATTCCTGTTAGCAACATAACAAAATGTTGCATTGGGAAGAGAACGTCAGCAGGCAATTATTCTTGGAAATATGTATAACAACTACGATTATCCTCTTGGTGCGGACACGCCCGATGCACCGTGGAACGAGAAAGAGCCTCACTATGTAAAGTGCGAAGCCTGTAACGGTAAAGGTTGCCATTGGCACGCCTACAACTTCGAGACAAACGAAGAGACCGAATGTACAGAAGAAACGTGGTTGTGTCTCCCCAAGACAGAGGAAGAAGCAAAAGCCAAGCGACAACACTACATACAAGGCGAAAAGGAGACCTGCGAAGTGTGTGATGGTGTCGGCGAGGTTGAGTACGAAGAAGATTACGAACCCGATTACGATGATTACTATGAGCGATAACTATTACAGCAGAAGTGAGGTCAGTAACTCTGACCTCACCGAACTGAAAAACATCTTGCACCCACGTATGCAGTTTGGCGATAAGGAAGCTGCTTTCCGCTTCGGCTCGTTGGTCGATGCCATCATCACAGAGCCGTCAAAGGTGGACTACTACCGCCTAACAGTGGACGATGTGCCATACACAGAAGATGAGTTCCGACACGCACAGGAAATGCAAAAGGCTCTCCGTATGGAAGCACGCAAAGATGCGTTCCTTGCCAAAGTGCTTGAATGTGCCGAAACGCAACGCTTTATGGTCAATAAGGCACAGCAGTTCACATACTGCGAATTTCCGTTCACACTCGATACACGTTGCAAATGGGATTGGTGGCTCGGTGCTTTCGGTGGCGACCTCAAAACAACATTCGCTGCCACACAGCAACAGTTCGAGGAAGCCGTTGATTTCTTCGATTGGGACAGAAGTCGTGCCTGGTATATGGACATCGCAAACAGCAACCGTGATTTCATCTACGCCATCAGCAAAAAGAACTGCCGCATATTTAAGAAGTTCATCACACGTGGCGATGAGGTCTATAATCGTGGTCGTGAGAAATACGAAGAATTGGCATTTCAGTATTGGTGCTTAACCCCTCAAATTTAGCCCTATGGATATATTCTGCAAGGTAACGGCTTACGGTCTTGTTCCGCTCTATGATAGCGACTACGACTTGAAGAAACGGCTACGTGTCGGCTCTGTTGTCAAGTGCAAGGTTAGCAACCCTCGCAACTACGAACATCACAAGAAGTTCTTTGCATTGGTGCGCCTCACGTTTGATAACCTGCCGTCCAACCTTGCAGAATATTTCAAAATCCACAACGAGGAAGATATGCTGCGCCGCTTCAAGCGAGATTTGGGCTACTTCAAAACAAGCCTCAACGAACGAGGCGAAAAGGAGATAGAATACCAAAGCATATCATTCTCGGCAATGGAACAACACGAGTTTGAACGCTTCTACAATCAGTGCATCGACCTTGTGCTATACAAGTACCTCAAAGGGATAGATAAAGAAGATTTAATCACAGAGATAGAGAATTTCAAATGAGCAATATACTGAAACATAATCTGCGTGTCGAGCCTTACGAATACCAACGTGAGGGCATCTGCTTCGGATTGGAGCATAAGCGCATTATCATCGGCGATGAGCCGGGATTGGGCAAGACATTGCAGAGCATTGGCATAGTCGATACAGCAAGAGCATACCCCTGCCTCGTTATCTGTCCGTCATCACTCAAAATCAATTGGCAACGTGAGTTTGAGAAATTCACCGATAAGAGCGCACTTGTGCTTGACAATAACGTCCGCACCACGTGGGGTTATCTTCTCTCAATGGGCGTGCATCAGGTCGCCATCGTCAATTATGAGAGCCTGCGCAAATACTTCGTGTGGGACATCAAAGGCGGCAAGCAGTTCCGACTGAAAGACGTAGTGTTCTGTCCGCAGATGCAGCAGTTCAAATCAATCATCATAGATGAGAGCCACCGTGTGAAAGACCCCTCAGCACAGCAGACAATCTTCACCAAAGGTTTGTCCGTTGGCAAGGAATATCGCATACTCCTGTCGGGTACGCCTGTTGTCAATCGCCCCGAGGATTTAATCGCCCAACTTTCCATATTGGACCGCATAGGCGAGTTTGGAGGACGTGCCAAGTTTATGGCGGACTACTGCACCGACCCCAAAGACAAGACCGCCGTTCCTGCCGTTCCTCTGTCCGTTCTTTCAAAGCAGTTGTACGATACCTGTATGATACGCCGAGAGAAAGCAAAGGTGCTGCCGCAGTTGCCCGACAAAACACGAGTGGACTTGTATGTGGAGATTTCCAATGATAAGGAATACAACCTTGCTGCCGCCGACCTTGCCGCATACTTGCAGGAGTACACCGAGTGTACCGATTGGGAGATACGCCGCAAAATGCGTATGGAAGCACTTGTTCGCTTTATGACGTTGCGTTCCTTGGCCACCAAAGGCAAGATAGCACAGGCGGTCGATTTTATCCGAACATTCCTTGATAGCGGAAAGAAACTCATTGTGTTCTTCTCGCTTCACGAGATTGTGGACGAACTGCAAAAGGTCTTCCCTCGTGCGGTAACAGTTACAGGACGTGATAGTATGGTAAACAAACAGGCATCTGTCGATGCGTTCCAGAACAACCCCGATGTAAACCTCATCATCTGTTCAATCAAAGCTGCCGGAGTCGGATTGACACTTACAGCCTCATCAAACGTGGCATTCATTGAATTGGCTTGGACGTATGCCGACTGCTGCCAATGTGAGGACAGAGCGCACCGCATAGGTCAGAAAGACAACGTAACCTGTTACTACCTGCTCGGGCGTGGCACAATCGACCACACCATTTACAACCTCATACACCGCAAGAAGTCCATTGCGAGTGAAATAATGAACTCGGACGATGATATACCAACCGATGAAATGTACTTCGATGAGTTGGTTAATCTCTTCCTCAATACATCGGGATAATGGATATATGCAAGACAGACGTGCAGAAGATTATCAAGTATTTCGATGATGCTGCCAAAGTATATGACACCCTGCCCGGACAACGCAACAACTGCCGTGCGTGGGTTATACGACAAATGATAAAGAAGTTAGAAAAGAAATTATTCACCTTTAATTCAATTCAAAATGAAGAAAAATGACATCGTTGATTACGTAATCAACAACACGACTTTAAGTCGTTCACAGGCAATCGCCGCCACCGAAAGCGTGGTAGAGGCTATCAGCAGTTCACTCGCAAAGGGTGAGAGTGTGTTCATTCGTGGCTTTGCAACAATCAAGGCAGTTACCACAGCCCCTAAAAAGGCTCGCAACATCAGCAAGGGTACTGTTGTCAGCATTCCGGCACAGAACACCGCCAAACTCGTGTTAAGTAAAGAATTGAAAGAACGTATGAACTTGAAAGAATGATGCACGCATATTTCCTCTCGACAGTCCGTTACGACAAGGTAATGGAAAATGGACTATCAAAACCCGTGAGTGAACAATATCTCTTTGATGCTCTCTCATTCACCGAAGCAGAGGCACGCACCATTGAGGAACTCACACCCTTTATGAGTGGCGAATTTACCATTCCCCAAATCGTGAAGCCTCGTATCTCCGAATTGTTCCTGTCCGATGATACAGCAGCCGACCGCTACTACAAGGTTAAAGTTGCGTTCATCACACTTGATGAAAAGAGCGGAGCCGAGAAAAAGACCAACAGTTTCGTACTCGTACAGGCTTCCGACTTCAAGAGCGCCTACGACCGCTTTATAGAGGGTATGAAAGGCACAATGTCAGACTATGAGATAGTTTCGATTGTCGAGACAGCAATAATGGATTATTACCCTGCAAAGAATGATGAAGAGTAAGATGACATTCGATGAGTTGATGGCAGCACACAAGAAAGCTGTTAAGACTCGCAAACGACCCTCGGAAGAGGAACACCACATACAATGCGAGTGCGTGAAATACTTCGCACTACAATATCCCTCACTGCGTGGTAGGCTGTTCGCTGTCCCAAATGGCGGCAGACGTGATGCGACTACGGCGGCAAAACTGAAAGCCGAGGGAGTTGTGGCAGGAGTGGCAGACCTCATCCTCTTGAAAAGCAACCGTGATTATGGTGCTTTGCTCATTGAAATGAAAACACTCAAAGGCAGACAGCGAGACAGCCAAAAGGCTTGGCAGAACATCGTCTGTGCTGACAGCGAGTACAAATATGTGGTGTGTCGTTCCTTTGACGATTTCAAACGTGAGGTGGACGACTATTTGAAAAACGAATAACTCTCTATGGCACGAACTTCAAAAATAGGGCTGGAATACTTTCCGATGGATATAGATATTTTCAGCGACATAAAGATAAGAAAACTAATCAAGTATCAAGGTGGTAAAGCCATTTCGATATATGCTCTGCTGCTCTGTAACATCTACAAGAATGGGTATTACATCGAGTGGGACGAAGAGTTGCCTTTCATCTGCTCGGAACTAACGGGCTTTGACGAGGCGTATGTATTGGAGGTTATAAAGACCTGCCTGTCACTCGGGTTGTTTTCAAAGGAACTGTTCGATGCGGAGGGAGTGCTTACATCAAAGGGTATTCAAGAGAGATACAGTCGTATATGTATTCAATGCCGCCGGGTGTGCAAAATCACAGATTACAGTCTGCTTGCACCGCAAGCACCAAGACAACCACGTAATCATAGGCAGGCAAACAATCAACCGAAGAAAGAGACTGATAAACAAGACACACCACCACGTTACGAACCTTATTCGCTAACGCTCGACCAAGAGATTGAGAAACTGAAAGCAGATGAAGTTTGGCTCGATGGTTTGCAAGTCCTCCACTCGATGAACATAGAACTGCTACGTAACAGCCTCGATGATTTTCGTGTGCAATGTGTGGCAGACGGCAAAGAACGAGGACACCAATCATTGGCTGATGCAAAACAGCATTTCAATTCGTGGTTACGCATAGTGAATAGAAACAAAAAGAAAGAAGATGATAACGCTAAATCCAAAGGACGAAATCAACGTAGAGGAAATGTTCTCTCACCTGATGAGCCGAAAACGTACGGCGACACGTTTTAGATTGCCATACACGCCTCAACAGGTATATGCAATGCTCTATGCTGCGTGCAAAGCCGAGGTCGTGAGCCGTCATCGTGTATTTATCGAAACGCAAGAGTATAAACAGCACCTGTGGGACATTGCCAAGTGGCTGACCTCGCAAGACTCTACATTCGGGCTGTTCCTCTGTGGCGGTGCAGGCAATGGAAAGACAACCATTCTCCGTGCCTTGCAAAACCTCACGAATTTGCTCCGCTCCGATGAGGGTTGGAGTAGCCGACAGGACGATTACCCGGTACGTGGCTACACGTTCATCACGGCAAAGGAACTCGTATTGCTTGCAAAGGCATATAACAATCCCACACGTGAGAATGAAAGCGATGTGTACAAGTTCAAGAGGCTACGCACCATTGAGATACTTGCCATTGACGACCTCGGTCAAGAGCCAAAGGAAAGCATACACTACGGCGACTTCGTTACGGCGGCTATGGATATTATCTCTTTCCGATATGAGGAGCAGTTCTGCACGTTGGCATCGTCCAACCTTACAGCAGCAGAAATAGCAACTTACTACGATGAACGTATTGCCGACCGCTTCCGAGAAATGATGCACATCATCAACTTCGGCACGGAGCAATCATTTCGCAAACCTATAAACAAGTGATTTATGAACAAAGATTACAGTTACTGTTCGGGCGTTACTTGCCCAATTCGCCAGGAGTGCAGACGCTATCTGCCCGACCCACCCGATGAACCATTATGGTGGATACCTCCTGCATACAAGGAGAAATTAAAGTCGTGTCCTCACTTTGAACATAAAACCAACAAACAATGAACACTTTAATCATTATCAAAAGAATTTTCAAACCAATTAAAACAAACAACAGTATGGAAAACAAGACCAAGAAAGTAGAAATCGAAATCCCCGTAGGGAAAGTTGCAAAATGGGTTGATGGTGTACTCACCCTCGTAGATGAGAAGCCACAGGACGTAACAGAGCGCATCAAGACATTTGCCGATGCTTGTCGTGAACTCGGCTCTGACCACCCATTCGTAAAAGCCTATGACGGCTATGTGTCGCATATCCACCAACACGATATGAACGACTATGATTTGGTGGCATACCTCCAACTCCGCATCATCACCGCAGCTCTCAACGAGGGTTGGGAACCTCAATTCACAAAGGGCGAACGCCGTTGGTATTTTTGGTACGACCTAATCACCAAAGAGCAGTACGACAAACTATCTGCTGAGGATAAAAGCCGTGTCGTTGGTCGTGGTGGTTACGTTGCGAGTGCGTACTTCGGTCTCGTTTATGCGTTCGCGAGTCTCGCGTCTTCGTCCTCGTACACGCACTACGGTTCTCGGCTCGCCTTCAAAAGCGAAAAACTCGCTGCCTACGCAGGTAGGCAGTTCGCCGAAATTTATGCCGACTTCTGTTTCAAACCAAAGTCGGAGGAGAAGAAAGGATAATGCAGGGGCAGTGTGGGGGCTGCTGCCTCCGCACTGCCATTTTTCTAACAAACAAATATTCTATCACAATGAAAAAGTACAAAGGAACAAAAGTCGTGTCGGCAGAGCCGATGAACGAGTATTATGCAGTGCAGAAAGGCATTGCAAGACCTAACACCGACAACCACGAGTGGCGTGAGGGATACCGTGTTGTCTATGCAGACGGTTACGAAAGTTGGTCTCCAAAGAATGTGTTTGAGGAGGCGTACAGTCCGATTGAGATTTCTGATGAAGCCAAATTTACGGTTGCAGAACTCATTGACTTTGGAAACTACCTGTTGTCCGACAAGAGAAAGCAAACTATTGAGAGTGCAGAAAACCTCAACGTGGTTGGCGATTGGGACGTGCAGAATTGGATAGACACTCCACGAGATATTGAGTAGAACTAATAACGGAGGGTGGCACGTCCGCCCTCCATAACAAACAAACTGTAATGCAATGAGGACTATCAAATTCAGAGCAAAGAGTCTTGAGGGGCACAATATCGGAGAATGGGTATTTGGCGACCTGCATATCAGAAGTGCTTTTCCCCATATCCATACAGAAGTTGGAACGAGGTGCAAAATAGACCCTAACACAATAGGCGAGTTTACAGGACTATCTGATAAAAACGGCAATGATATTTACGAGGGCGATGTCATTGGTTGTCATAATCCAAGTATCAAGCACTTGATATTCTATAATGAAAAGCAAGGTCGGTTTATGGCTGCTCTCAATGGCGATATTGAAAATGATTTTGTAGGTGTATGCGGTCTTGATGATAGCCGTTGGACAGGTTCGAAAAAGGTCATTGGGAATGTTTACGATAACCCAGAGCTGCTGAAAGGAGGTAACGATGAATAATAAACCAATCCTCGATGCTTGTTGTGGCGGCAAGATGTTCTATTTCGACAAACACGACCCTCGTGTATTGTTCCAAGACATCAGAGACGTGGAAACAACCCTCTGCGATGGGCGACACTTTGAGGTTAAGCCTGATGTACAGGCAGACTTTACCAATATGCCTTACCCGGACGACAGCTTTGCAATGGTCGTATTCGACCCTCCGCACTTGAAAGTCAATAGTTCGGGATGGCAAAAAATAAAATACGGAAATCTTGAAACGGATTGGCGTGATTTGTTGGCCAAGGGATTTGCAGAATGTTTCAGAGTGTTGAAGCCGGGCGGCTTCCTCATCTTCAAATGGAACGAGACCGACATCAAAGTAACGGAAATTCTCAAACTAACACCTGCAAAACCAATCTTCGGGCATATCTCCGGCAAACGTGCCAACACTCATTGGATTTGCTTTATGAAAGGAGGTGCAGAATGAGCAAAGAGGAACAGATACGGCAACTTGAATACAAAATCAGCAATGCGATATATATAGCGAATTGGAGAGAACGAAACGGGTTCAAACATTTAGCAAAACCGATGTGGGATTTGGTGGAACATCTGAAATCGGAATTAGATAAATTAAAAAAATGAGCAATGGGAACATTCTGCGATAACACACTCAACAAGATGTATCAAGCGTTCCGAAAGTGGCGAAAAGAACACCCGGACAGCATCTATATCATCTTCGATACACGTCTAACGTATTGGGGACATCCGCTCAACCGCTACATCGTTACGAAAGGTGTTGAGTTGTACCGCTTCTTCGGTGATGTTGTCGTCAGTACCATAAGCGGAACGCACCAACTCCACCAACAGATCGGAAGAGCGTCGTGT